AAGTAGGAACGTCAACATTATAACCACATCCCATGATTTTGTCCTAATAAAATATGGAATTGAGATGAGGTCAGCCACAAAATGTGTTAGTGCTCCTACCATCACATCAACATGAAGGACAATAAAATAGGCAATGATCACCAGACCACTGCCTACAATTCTCATACAAATATCAACCGAAGGTCGAGTCAGGCTCAAGTGCAATGTAGTAGGTGACATCTTGATTTTGATTGACAAAACGGGACAGGAGTTTCTCGGAAACAACTACATCGTAGTTACCAGGAACAATCTTCAGGTTCTCTTCTTTGAAGTTGAAGACAAACTCAAGATCGGTCTCACCAACAACAATCTCAAAATCATTTGAGGTGTCGTTCTTCTTGTCACGAGCTACCAGTTTGATAACACCAGCTTCACCAATGACAGAGATGTCAGGAACCTGATAGACAGATGCTGCCTTCTTGAGTTGTTGAAGGTCTTGAGCTGTCAGGACAAACTCAACATCCTCAGAGGGGAGAGAGATCTCTTTCTCAGGAGGAGCAACGATCACAGAGGGATCTGCGAAGAAGAACTTAGAACGTCGCTTACCCTCACGGATGACAACATACTCGTCGTTCTTGAAGTCCAGTTCAGGACTCTGATGGAGACTCAGTCCGTTGAGGAACTGGTTCAGATCATAGATACCAAAATCCTTAGGGAACTCCTCAGACACATTTGCCTCAACCAGGATGTTCTTCATCACAGAGATAGAACGAAGTTTCTGACCCTCTTTGAAGAGGATAGATTGGTTGATAGAAGAGAAGTTCTTCAGAAGGTTGACGGTGTTTTCACTCAGTTTCATGTTCATTGATTGTAGGTCTCAGTCGTGTTGTTCTTGTCGTTGAAATACATCAGAAGTACAGCATAATGCATGATCTTCAAAATGTCACGTCGTGCAGTTCCCTTCTTATCATATCGGGATGCATACTTGAGGATGTTACTACGACAGAAAGCTTCACCATCACCACAAGATTCAATAAGATCAAGAGTTTGGATCTTATCGGAAGAGTAGTGTTGATTGTAGGTCGCTGTGATGTATTCAGTGAGTTCCTTGAGAATCTCGTTCTCATTGTACTTCCATTGTTTTTGTCCTGCGGTGTCCAGGTTGACACTACCCAGAGTGTCTTGACCACCAGTGAAAGTGATGTGATCGTTACCCATGCCACCAGGGACACGGGAACCACCAATGACAACAGGAGGAGCTGAACTTCCAGGGTCAACAAAACTCAATGTATCTTGACCCGATCCCCCATAGAAGGTGGAGGAAAAAGATACTGTATCAGCTGCATAAGGACCAGGGTTACCAGTCAAACTGATACCATCATCAATCCAGAAATCTTGATTAGACATATTCATTTCATCGTGTAGAAAGGACCAAGAGTTTGCCATAATTATATCAGACTTCCTCCTCTTGGTCAAGTTGGAAGTCAACATCAACTTTGTCATACAGTTCCATGAACGAAGACTTGGTCTCATCATCGAAACGATTAGTACAGACCTCAAGTGCCTTTTTCTTATCGGCGAAGATGGAGTAAGCTCGAATCACATGGACCAGACGACGGGTAGAGATAACCTCTTCGATACCACCATCATAGAAGGTCTTACGGATAATGTCAGCCCAGTCAGTCAGACGCTTACAGAAGTCAGGAGCAACCACGTTAAGGTCACGAGCAACACCCTGAAGAATCTTCAGTTCAGTTGCAGGAGACGGATATTCTTGCTCAAAGGTGACAGGGAATCGTTCCAAGAATGCTTCGTTCAGAACGTTAGTACCAATGAATCGTCCATCATCGGAACCCTTACCCTTGGTGTTGGCTGTAGCGAATACGTTGAATCCTTCCTTAGGTTGAATGAACTTACCAATCTTCTTGAGGAAGACACCCTTACCTTCCAGAATAGACTGGAGACACAGGATCTTGTTAGATGCCAAGTCAACTTCGTCTAGAAGAAGTACAGCTCCCCGTTCCAGAGCTTCGATGACTGGACCATTATGCCAAACAGTTTCACCGTTAACAAGACGGAAACCACCAATAAGATCGTCTTCGTCAGTTTCGATGGTAATGTTGACACGAATCAACTCCCTTTTGAGTTGGGCACAGGCTTGTTCGACACCAAACGTTTTACCGTTGCCCGAGAGACCCGTGATAAACGTAGGGTAGAAAAGACGGGACGCAATAATCTTTTTAATATCTTTGAAGTTACCAAACTGGACGAAGGTATCATCTTTCTGAGGAATCAAGTTTTGGACAATAGCGGGTTCTGCGGCTGGAGCCTGATAGGTCTCTTCGAGTTTCTCCTGAATAGTCAGGTTCCACTTACCACGACCAGTTTTGAAATCACCAAGTTTCTTGGTGACAGTCACATAGTTGTGACCATTCATTGCACACCATGCACGAATATCAGATGTAGTGATGTTGTTACCGTAGAGGGACTGAAGAGAATTGGTGACGTATTCAGTGGAGAGTGCCATAGTGGTTCGTTTCAACAAAGTCATTATAAAGGATCAGAGGGGGTGATCCACCCCCCTTGGGACAGTTCGTCAACTGGTCAACAGACCAGGTCCATGAACTGACTTAACACTTTTTTATTTAGAGCCTTGGATTTAAGATTCTTA